AGAAGTAATAATCAGTTTGTTTCAAATGGTGGTGGTGGTTTAGAGCGAAGATTTTTGTTCAATACCGTACTAGGTTCAGGTGGGCAAGAAGTAGTTCTAGAAATGACTAGAGCCATTTGCTCTACCATGTATGCCAAACCTTATTGGAACGGTTCACAGATTAGCTTCTGGCAAGATAGACCTACAACAGCATTGCCAAAAATTCTTACCAACTCTGATGTTGAAGAAGGTAAATTCGTTTATCAAACACCTGAATTAAACACAGTCACAACTATCGCTAAAGTCTCCTATCAATCAACAGTTGAAGACTGGGAATTAGTGCCAGAAATAATAGAAGATATCCCAGCCATTCAACGCTATGGAGTACAAGTAGAAGAGTATGCTTTATTGGGCGAAACTCGCAGGGGTGCTGCTATCAGGTCAGGAAGAAGAACTATTTTAGGGTCACAACCTAATAATATTGTCCTTACCTGTAGAGTGAGAACAAGGGCAATGTTCTTTTCGCCTGGCGATGTAATTCAAGTTGCTGATAGTGCTAAAAATAGAGTTAGAATCGGTGGTTTAGTTTCGGCAGCAATCACCACTAAAATAACAATTGATTCGCCAGTAACATTAACAGCAAGCGCAACTAAAAAGATTTTATTAACATTACCTGATGAAACAGTTGTGGAAAGAACAATTAGTAACGGTGCAGGAACATTTACAGAAATTAATTTAACCACACCTCTAACAACTTTACCCGCACCTGAATCACCTTGGCAAATAATAGATACTATTAACAGGACTCAACTTTATCGGATTACAGAAGTCAATCCAGTAGAAGACAATTTAAACCTATTTGACATCACCGCAAAAACCTATAGTGCCGACTACTATACTCAGATTGAATCGGGCATAAAAATACCTGCAATTGTTCCGGTGGCAAGGCTTCCAATAGTTGCATCACCACCTATAAACGTTTCATCCAAAATGATAAGAATTACCCATGGTGACATCACCAGCTATACATTGATAGCTTCATGGCAACGCCCAACAAAAGTTGTTAACGGTGTTACAGTTGAAGAACCATACACCGATAGATACAAAGTAGAATTAAGAAGAGGACAAACTTCTGAATGGGGATCTACACAAATTACCACAGAATTATCAGCTAGATGGGAAAACGTAGGTAATGGATTTTTTTATGTGCGAGTAGCTGCAATTACAACTAACAACAAAGTAAGTACGTACGCTGAAGCTGCATCGTCAGCACAAGTAACGGCCGACGTAAGCAATCAATACTTTACGGTTTTTACAGGAGAATTTTAAATGCCTCAACCATATATAGATGTAACGGGAGCGACTGCGTATAGAGAAGCGACTGGAGATGGTACAGTCGTCAGTCCTTACATTCCTAGATTTACGGCGGTTCAGCAAGGAACTTGGAGCGTAGGTCTAACTGGTACATTGCCAGCTTTTGCGGCCACACCTACATTCAATATAGGTACTGCGCCAAGCTTCACTTTTACCAATACTAGTTTTACCGCTAATGCCGGGACTAATTTGAATACATCTTTATTAGCATTAGAGTCTGGGGGCAATTTAGCTAGTATCAACACCAAACTACCTAGTAATTTAACTGTTACAGCTACTCGTTTGTTAGTTGATGGTAGTGGAGTAACACAACCTATAAGTGCCGCAAGTTTACCACTGCCGACAGGTGCAGCCACATCTGCAAACCAAACTACTGGCAATACATCACTAAGTAGCATTGACGGCAAACTTCCGTCATCATTGGGAACAAAAACTTCTTCTGCCTCTCTATCTATAAGTCCCGCTTTTGCGGCAACATCAACATTAACAAACGTAGCCAGTAGTGCGACATCTGTAACATTGTTAGCTGCAAATAACAACAGAAAAACAGTGATAATACTAAATGATTCAACAGCAGACTTATATGTAACACTAAATGCCAGTGCAGCAAGCACTACAAACTACTCGCTATTTTTAGCTGCTAAAGTAGGCAATACTCCATCCTCTGCTATTTTTGGAGGAGATGACTACTCAGGTGAAATCAGGGGTATCTGGTCAAGTGCAAACGGATTTGCAAGAATTACGGAGGTTGTATAATGGGAATTGTTATAAATAATCCAAGTAATGCCACATTAGCTGACAATTCGGTAACTACAACTAAGATTGCCGACGGTGCTGTCACACCCGCAAAATTAAGTACGGCAGTACAAGGAAATAATCACAACTATATTATTAATAGTGATTTCAAAATAGCCCAGGCAAATACTTCAGCAACAATTACAGCCGGGAACGCCATCCCTACAGCTTCTTTAGGGTATCCAGTTCTTGACTGCTGGTTTGCTTATTCTGTAGGAGCTAATTCAACTTTATCGCAAGAAGGAAACTTATCTGCAAAAAGACTGCAAATACAGACTAACGCTGGTACAACAGCTATGGGAATAGGACAGAGAATAGAATCCGTTGACGCTGTTAATTTAGCAACAAAAACAGTAACTTTATCCTTTGAATGTTCTCATAGCAATTTAACTTCTTTAACAATTACAGCGAGCAGACCTACGACATCTGCTGACACTTTCGGAACTATTGCTAGTCCCACAAAAACTCAAATTGCTACTACAACAATCACTATTACCAGCACTTCAACTAGATTTTCCTGGAGTTTTACTTGTCCTCAAGAAGTAGAAAGAGGTCTAGAAGTTTTATTTACCTTTGGTTCTAATGCTTCTTCTGGAACTTTCCAATTAGCAAATGTAAAATTAGAAGAAGGCTCTTCAACTACTACTTTCATTCCTACAATCTATGCAGAAGAATTAAATAAATGTCAAAGGTACTTTTCAATTCTTCCTGCATCTGCGTATGGGTATCCTAGTCCTAGCACTGGTGGGTTTACGTTCAATCAATTATATCCACTTCCATGTGTAATGAGAATTGCCCCTGTTGTTAGCAGAACATATAGCAGTCAGTTTAACATAAGTTCTACAGCTCCACAAAATATAACTCCTTACTTTTTTATTGATCGGATAATATCTACCGCAGGAAGTAATACTAGTTGGCAGTTAGCTGCAACCTGTTCTGCTTATATACCTTAAAATCACATCAAAATACTACTATGTACAAACTAACAACTAGTTCCGATATAATTATCAGACTTCAGGACGGGGCAATTATTCCAAAAGGAAATAATGGCGACTGGCAGCTTTACGAGGCTTGGTTAAAAGAAAATAATATTCCCGAACCTGCTGACGTTGTAGCTGTTTTTCCTAATTGGGATGAGCTTTATCGCAATCTTTTGATTGGTAATTTAAAGCCTTTATATATGAGTGTAAAAGATGCGGCTAAAACCAATAATATTATTTCTGTTGATTACGTAAATCTTATTATGGTTATTTCCAGCATTCGCACAGAACAAGCATTGAAAGAATGTTTTGATGAGTTAATTAATGATGGATATTCAATGAGTCCAGACCACGTTACTGCATGGAATACTGCATTAATTAATTTTGGTTTTAGTCCAATTGCACAACTTTAATTAATCATGATTTCACCAATATTAGTATTACCGCCGACTAAATGGGAATTTAGTCAAGAAACAAAAATACAGACCCAAATCACTAAATTAGGTGATGGCTATGGAATGATAGCCATATCACCTAATTCGCTTAGAAACACCACCGAAATAGTCATCCCTAATTTAAATACAGCTATCAAAAACAACATCATTTCTTTGTTTATAGAATATGGAGGCATTACAAAATTTAGCTGGCGGCCTTTAGATACTTTTCCTTACAAGGAGTACATTTGCGATAAGTGGAGCGTAATTCAGCAAGGAGTGTATTTATGGCAAATAACAGCAACCTTTACTGAGCAAAAGACAGCCGAACCATCATCTAGCACAGCAATTGATAGGCTAAAGATCAAATATTTCCCATTAGACCCAATTGCCGATTTTACATATGTTAGGCAGTATAATTACGGTGCGGCACAAGACGCATTGACATCCCACGGCACTTACCCAGGCTCTGGCGCTTTTATTGGTGGTGTGTTATTGCAAGATGGTAGAGTATTCTGTGTGCCATACAATTCAACTACAGCGAGAATATACAACCCTGTTACAAATATACTTACAATACCTGGAGGTACTTACCCCGGTGCTATTGCTTTCGCCGGTGCTATTGCTTTCGCCGGTGCTTTTGCTGGTGGTGTATTATTAAGCGACTCTAGAGTATTTTGTGTACCGTACAACTCTACTACAGCAAGAATATACAACCCTATTACTAACGCAACAACGACACCCGGTGGTACTTATCCGGGCAACATTGGTTTACTTGGTGGTGTATTACTGGCTGATGGTCGAGTGTTTTGCGTACCGCACAATTCTACTACAGCAAGAATATACAACCCTGTTACTAACGCAACAACGACACCCAATGGCACTTATCCAGGTAATAAAGCTTTTGCCGGTGGTGTATTACTAACTGATGGTCGAGTGTTCTGTGTACCACATAACTCTACTACAGCAAGAATATACAATCCTACTACAGACACACTTGCAACACCCAATGGTACTTATCCAGGTAACGGTGCTTTTTTCGGTGGCGTATTACTGGCTGATGGTCGAGTGTTTTGCGTGCCGCACAATTCTACTACAGCGAGAGTTTTTGATCCTGCCACTAATACATTAACCACGCCGAGCGGCATTTCCTCTTTTGGGTTTGTTGGTGGTGTTTTGTTGCCGGACAAGAATGTGTTTTGTGTACCCGCAGTTTCAAGCACAGGTAGAATCTATAACCCAATTACTAATACTTTAACGGCAACTAATAGCGTGTTTCCTGTAGGAGGAAATACCTTCTATGGTGGTGTCTTGTTACCTGACGGTCGGGTGTTCTGCGTGCCTCTTGATTCAACCACAGCAAGAATATATGGGACTCGCCTCTCTACCAATCTTCCTATGGGTAGAACGCACTCTGCATTTGACAACAAACTTTAAGAAGTAAAACTATGACTTTATTATCAAATACTCAACAACTAGACACAGAAATATTCATAGATTTAATTAATATCAAAAACCAGGATTTTGATATAAAAATTTGCAATTATGGAACTGTCAGTTTTGGCAATATCACCTATCAAGGATTTCCCTGCAAAATCAGTAGTTTTAGTAAATCAGGTGAAAGCGTAGAGGCACGCTCATCCTTGATAGTTTCAGATATATCAGGACTAGTGGGTGATGTAATAGATAGCTACTTTGTTATTGGTGCAGATGTCAATGTTAAGCGCACTCAGCCAATGTTTTTAGACGGAGAACAAACAGCAGATTCTACTCAATTTTATGAATTAAATTTAAAAGTCAATCAATATACCGGAGAGTATCAAAATCAATTCACATTTTCTCTCACACCTTACTCATTAGAAAGAAAAAAGCTACCAGCTAGAATTTATTCCAAACGTTGCCAGTGGCAACTTAGTGATCAGGATTGTCAAGCCCCGATAAATATTCATTTTGATATTTCTGGTAATCCCACAACAGCAGCAAATAGAGCCTGTAGAAAAGATTTAGATGCTTGTAAGCAGTATCATGGTAATACACTGAGATTTGGTGGTTTTCCTTCAGTAAATAGAATCAGGAGCTAATATGGTAAAAATCACGGGAACTTTACACATAAATACTGGATTTGTGAGGCTCAAACCTAACATTAATTTCATTGGAGCAAAATCTGGCATCTCTGCCTATGACCTCTCAAAACCATTAGAAATAGAACTAGCTCCCACACCAGCAGAAGGT